AAAGGCGCAGATGAGGTTAAAAACTTTGATGAAAAGATTGCAGCTATCGAAGCAGCATCTATCGAAGCAAAAGAAGCTAAAGAAGCCGAATTGAAAACAATCGGTGACCGTTTGGAAGCAACAATCAAAGCACTTGACATCGTACAAGCAAGAGTGAAAGCAGATCGCAACAGCGGTACAGCTACACCTTCTACAAAGACATTTGCTGAATTGTTAAGCGAAAACATCAACGAGAAAGCAAGCGAAATCACAACATTGAAGAAAGGGCAATCAACATCTTTTGAGATGAAAGATATGTCTTTTGCTACTGCTTTTAGCACTGCTGGTTCTTCAGTTGCTTTTTCTCGCCCAGGCATCATTGAATTGCCAAAGCGTAAATTGCACATTCGCCAATTATTGACCGGCGGTAACATGGGTGCAAAAAGCACTTTTGATTACGTTAAAGAGGTTACTGGTTCTGGTTCTATCGCTCCAGTTGCAGAAGCAACTTTGAAGCCACAGATTGAACTTGCTTTGCAAGAAGTTAGCGTAAAGGCCGAGTGGATCGCTGGTTGGTTGCGTATTTCTCGCAATATGCTTGATGATGTTACTGGTATGACTACCTTTTTACAAAGCCGTTTGCCAGAGTTGTTACTTCGCGCTGAAGATAACCAATTGTTGAATGGTACTGGTACTTCACCACAGTTAAGCGGTATCACTGATACTGGTAACTTTACTGCACCTAACAGCGGTTACACAATTGATGTTGAGCAATTAGTTGGTGCAGTTGCACAGCTTGAAGGTTACGACAGAGAGGCAAATGGTATCTTGTTGAACCCTGCTGATTGGTATCGTATCTGGCTTACTAAATCAACTGGTTCTGTAGCTGGTTTGTACAACTTGCCAACTGAATTGATTAGCCGTGTTGGTGATCAAATGTTTATCGCTGGTGTTCCAGTGTTCAGAAGCACTGCAATCGCAGTTGATAAGTTCATTGTAGGTGACTGGGCAATGGGTGCAAACTTCATCTTGCGTGAAGCACCAAGGGTTGAATTCTTCTACGAAGATGGTATCAATGTTCGTGAGAACATGGTTACTGTTAGAATCGAAGAAAGGGTTGCATTCCCTATCTACGGTGATAACTACTTCATCTACGGTGATTTCGGCAACGTATCTTAGTTTGTTTTGTTAGTTTAATAAAATAAAAGCCTGCTCTTTAACGGGCAGGCTTTTTAAATTAGTTACAATGGATTACCGCAGAAATGAAGATAGGATTTTACTACCTGGTTCTGGTTTGTCTTATAACCAGCAGTTAGACATATCTTGGATTGAGCCGAGCAATGGATTTACCGAGCCGGTAACATTAGAAGAAACAAAGCTATTTTGCAAGATTGATTTTGTTGATGATGATGAACTGATTGAATCGCTTATTACTGCTGCTCGTGAAATGTGCGAAGATTATTCAAACATTGGATTTGTGAATCGTGAAATTACCGCTGTTATAAATAACGGCAATGGTGGGTTTTATCTTTCATTGGGGCCGGTAACAAGTGAACTAATAACTGGTTATGATCAAGATGATAATGAAGTTGAACTAAAAATATCTGGTAGCAAATTTAGACAGATTATTACCCCTACTTTACACCGAATGACTGTAGAATATACAGCAGGATATGAAGTGCTGCCAGCGCAGCTAAAAACAGCCCTATTGAACGCTGTATTTTATTTGTACGATAACAGATCAGAAGCAGTTGAAAATATTGGCCCAATTGCCCAAATGATTTTAAACCCACTTCGCAGAGTATGGTAAACATGAACCGCCGTGTAATAATAATGGAGTGCAAAGGTGTTAGAAATGACCAGGGCGGCCTTGTTAATACTGTTGTGCGTTCATGGGTTAAATGGGCAAAGATTGAAGATAGGACTGGTTCAAACGGTGTAACGCAAAATAAAACGCAATGGGAATATGACTACAAGATTACAATGCGTTACTACCCATCAGCACCAACAAAAAGCAACTATTACATAATGTATGAGAATGTTGCAATGAAAATAGAAAATATCAGCATTAATAGCGAAGGATTCAAGCATTTTGAGGTTGCAAGATGCAGTAAGATTGATGAACAAATAACGGTGATAGAATCATCATTAATAATTACAGAAGAAGGCGATAATATTATAACAGAAATAGGCGAAAACATTATAATTGAATAACATGGCAGATAAAAAATTTAGTCAGTTTACAGTAGCCACTACAGCAACTGATGCATCATTAGCAGGATTACAAGATGGTGAAAATGTATTAATACCATCGTCTTTATTAATTGAATTAATTAATGCTATTCCTTTAACTGGAACCGAAGTAGGCAATCCAGTTACTGGCCCTATTGGTTTTGGTGTAGGTGGACAAAATATTGCGCGAGGCACATTTGACAATGGGACTGGCGGTGATAATGGTATAAGTTTAAATTGTGCAGTTGGGTATGAATTGAACTGGCAAGGTGGTAAACTTTCTGTAAAAACTGGTTCTACTATAGTGCCATTTGATTGCAGACCTTACAAAGTGTATACAGCTTTATTAACACAGAATGGTGGGAGTGTTCCTTCTGCTATATCATCAGGTAATGTTACGAAAGGAGTTACTTATATGATTCTTGGAGACCTTGGAGACTATTCAAATGTAGGAGCTCCTAATAATAATGATGGAACATTCTTTGTAGCAATTAATAATGAAGTACCAATAACTTTTGGAGACTCTGAATTAGAATACAATACTGGCGCTCCAGTAGTAACAGTGTTAGAGAATACTATTGGGAATATTTGGTTTATTTTTTATAATGATGGTTGGTATAATATAAATTCTACATCATTATTTACAGAAAATAAAACTTTTGTATTTTTTGGTTCTGTTGGAGATAGTGATTTGTCGGCAGGATATACATCAAGAAATTTTATTACAGATAGTAATATTATTGGTATTTCTTCATTTGTTAATACTAATACTAATTTAAATGGTCTTTTGGATAAAACTTCTTTAGAAATCAGAGTGTACAATTAATAATAAATGGTAGACTTAAACACATTAGGACAAGCAGAACCTTTAACCGGATTGGAGCAATTGCCATTGCTGCAAAACGGTATTTGGGTATTGGGAAGGCTTGCAGATGTGTTAAACCTTACACCGCCAACAATTGCCACAGCGCCTACAGCATTTATAGCGGTAGCATTTGATGAATCACAAATAGATTTAAGTTGGAGTGGCAGTGCAGACAATTACATTGTAGAATCAAACAGAGGTGATAACGGGGATGCTTGGGTTGAGATTTACAGCGGTGCAACTGCATCATTTAGTGATACGCTATTATTTCCAGAAGAAACGTATTACTACCGATTAAGAGCGCAAGAAGCAGGGCAAGCGGATTCAATCTTTGTATTTACTGATGAAACAACGCCAGCAGCATGATAACGATTAAACTTAAAGGGTTTGATAAGGCTGTAAACGATATACAGAAGTTGGCTACCGATGCAAATAAAAACGCAAAGATTGCGCTGGTTGATTTTGGTACAAGGGTTGAAACAGAGGCAAAACGTAATGCACCGGCAGATGAAGGCAAATTGCGTTCATCTATAAATTCAACTTTTGATCCAAGAAAGTTTACAGTAAAAATAACGGTTGCAACAGATTACGCAGCCTATCAAGAGTTCGGCACTCGTAAATTTGCAGCGGCCTATGTTGGAACATTACCGCAAGAATGGCGCACATACGCTGCAACATTTAAGGGCAAAACGGGCGGTAGTATGGATGAATTTATACAATCTATAATGGCCTGGGTAAAACGTAAAGGAATTGGCGCAGATATTACCAAATCGGGCAATGTTAGTAGTTCTGCATCTTCATTAGACAAACAACAACAAGCAGCGTATTGGATAGCAATAAACATTTTGCAAAACGGCATCAAACCAAAGAAGTTTTTGTATGAAGCTGTAAAAGATAATCTACCTAAATTGCAATCAGACTTTAATAAAATATTTCAGTGAAAGACATCAACAACCCATTAATAAAAGCGTATTACTTAGCGTTACAATATAATGTAACCAATCAAGCATCTGCTGTTGTTGAAGTTTACGAAGGCGAAGAACCAGACGATTTACTTGCATCGGAGTACATCGTTATTACTGATGTATCAGATACAGATGCCAGCAACAAGGGTTGCACCGGCCATGATGCACGGGTACAAATAACCATAAACACTTGGAAAACCAAATACGTTAATAAAAAGGAGTTGAACTACATTGCAGGGCAAATTTTAGAATTGATAATGCCAACGCCGCAAAGCACATTACAAGCCGATGGCATTCAGATAGTTACAACAACTTTGAACGGTTCAAATGATATTGATTACGGAGTTTTAGCAAACAGAAAATTTGTAAGCAGAAATTTAATTTTTTCACATTTAATAAATTACTAACTTTATAAAAAATAAAATGCAATGGCACAAAGAACAGCAGAAGGCAAAAACTTAGTATTGTTGATTGATACCCTAAATACGGGTGCAAGTTACGATCTTGTTGTATGTCTTACAAGTAACAGTTTTGCTCGTACAGCTAACGTAATTGATGCGTCAAGTAAGTGCGGAACTGAAAAAATAAACGGCGTTAAAGATCGTACAATTGCGCTTGAAGGTACAGTACAATTTGATCCTTCTGTGGGCAAACTTTCAGAAGGTGATTTAAACGACATCTTTGAGAATGATACCCGTGTTGCGTGGTTATTCGGGCCAGAGACGCCGGTAGCTGGTGATTACTATTACACTGGCACTGATGCATTGTTGAGTGATTTAACATTAGATGCTCCTAACGATGGTGCAGCTACATTCAGCGGTACTTTGCAGTTGAGTGGTGTGCCAGTTCGTACAGTAGAAGGTTCTTGACTGCCCCAGTCCTTGCCTGGATTGTGGGCAATCTACGATGCAGCGGAAGGCGTTACGGGTACAACATCTGTAACAGCGTGGGCAGATCAATCTGGGAACGGAAAAAATTTGACATTGGCAAACCCAGTGAACCCGCTTGAACTTGTAGCCGCTGAAATAAATTCACTGCCTGCAATCCATAGCAAATTTACTGGTGCCTACGGTGCGTTTATATCTGGAACAAATGCTTTGCCAGCCCTTACAGCGGGCGGCGTAATTTGGGCGGTAGTAAAGCAAACAACGGCGGATGTTTCAATAAATTCTGGTGTTACTAACTTTATGCAGGCTGGTTCTGAATTTGAGATTAAAAGGCATAATTTGGCAATACCAGGCGCAATATGTGCAAGTGCTTTAGGTTCTGGTTTGGCTGGCGTTGCGGCTGCTAATAATGTTTATCACATTGTTAGATTGATTATTGGTACAACTAATTTAAAGTTAGCCATAAATAACGGCACCGAAGATGTAGAAGGAGTATTTAATACACCGGCTGCATCAACATTGAATATGTTTGGGCAGGGTGATAAATACATTGCTTACGTTGCAATTGCAACAGCTTTGCCAAGTGCCAATGATGTTACACAAATGGAAGCGTATCTAAATACAAAGTTTAATGTTTATTAAAATAAAGGAACAAGGGTTAAGGTTTGACAACTACTGCTGGAATGAGTACGTTAAAAAAGTGGATTGGGAAAACTTAGCCGGCAGTAGTAATCAAGCAGCAATGTACGGGGCAATGAAGGCATCTGCTTACTTTGATGGTATTGAATTACCAACTTGGCGCGAAGCAGGTGTTTTTATCACATCGTTAGAAGTAGAAGAAATGCAAAAGTTTGTAGCTGCATTTGAAGCTATGAATGAATGGAAGCAGTTTCTTGATTTGGCAAAGCAAACGATTGAAGAACAAACGCCAGAAGAAACAAAAAAAAAGCCCTTGAAGGTATCCGTCAAAACTATGAAACAGCATTAGGCTGGTTAGGTTGGACAGAGCGTGAATATTACACAAGTAGCCCAGAAGCATTTTACTATGCCAGCAAGGGCTATTTTGCTAAAAGGCAAGAAGATATGTTGATTACAAGATTCTCAACGTACATTATAGCAGCAAGTAATGTAGGCACAAAGGCACTGGGTAGCATTGATAAAGTTTGGCCATTAAGTAGCGATGGCAAACTGATTGATAAAATGGATTCTACAAGGATTGAAAATATTAAGAAACGCTATAAAATAAGAACAAATGCCAGTTGAAGCACTCGTAGTACAAGCCAGTTATGTTGGGGGGAATCTTGACAAAGGTTTGCAAGGTGCGCAAAAAGAACTTGCAGCAACGGCAAAAGAGGCTGGCAAACTTGATAGTACTTTAGCAAAGGGGCTTACTAAAGGTTCAAACACAGCAGGGCAATCACTTACTAACTTGGGCCGTATTGCCCAAGATGCTCCATTCGGGTTTATCGGTATCCAAAACAACATTAACCCTTTATTAGAATCATTCCAAAGATTAAAGGTTGAAACGGGCAGCACTGGCGGCGCATTAAAAGCGTTGGCTGGCTCATTAGTTGGTGCTGGAGGTATTGGACTTGCGGTATCGGTTGCAACTGGTTTGCTTACTGTATTGGCTCAACAAGGGTTTTTTAAAACAGAAACTGCCGCAGATAGTGCAGCCGAAGCTAATAAAAAATATAAAGAATCTGTAGACGGTATTTTTACCGATGTAGCAAAAGAGGCTACCCAAGTAACAACATTAATTGCTGTTCTAAATAGTGAAACAGAAACAAGGCAAAGAAAGTTAGCAGCATTAAAAGAATTAAAGCAAATAAGTCCAGAAATATTTAATGGCTTAAAATTAGAAGAAGGGGCTGTAGTTGGTTTGGATAATGCTTATCAAAGCTATGTTAAAAACATTAAAAGCGTTATTGCAGTAAAGCAAAAACAAGCGCAAATTGAGGCAATAATTGCAAAAATATTAAAGTTAGAAGGTGCAGAACAAACAAACCTTGTAAAGGCTTTAGTAAAGTCTGGTAAAGAAATAAGGGCAGAAAATGCAAAGGGTATTAATAGTGTTGGCGGTTTTAATAATTCAATAAAAGAACTTGCAGACCAAAAAGAATTAAGATTACTTAATCGTGATTTAGAAAACTTTGTTTCTCAAATTACAGAACTTTCATCTGGGGTAAAATTAAAAATTGATCCAGATAAAGAAATTAAGCAAACTACAAAAGATGTACAAACAATATCTGATGTTTTAGCGCAATTAGAAAAGGAAATATCATTTTTAAATAAAAAAGAAATTGCTTTTAATACTAACGAAAGTAAATCTAAAATAAGCGCATTTTTTAGC